GCTGATCCGCGAGTAGCCGGAGTTGTATCTACCAACCCTGCTCACTTGATGAACAGTGTGCTTGAAAGCGAACACAAGGTGGCCGTGGCTCTTCAAGGTCGTGTGCCAACATCAGTTACTGGCACCATACGCAAAGGTGACATGATGGTCACTGCCGGCAATGGTTTTGCACAAGCCAGTGCGTCGCCTGCCATGGGCACTGTGATTGGCAAAGCACTGGAAAACTTTGACGGTGTGTCAGGTACAATTGAGATTGTGGTCGGCAGACTATAAAGTCTGTTCTACTTGCTGAATTTTTTGCTGAACAGCATCAATATTCATTGTGTTCCATAGCCCAGGATGCATGGGCTTGGGCCAGGTACCAGCATCAATCCAGGCATAACCCAGGTGTTCGTAGTTGAGTCTAGGTGTAAACTCTGTATCCACAACACAGATCCAAGTGTGATATTCAAAAGCCAAGTCGGCTGATGTAAATTTTTCTAGTGGTATCAGGCGCTGGTAAGTGGGAAAGAACCCCAGCTCTTCAATGCACTCACGCTCCATGCCACCCAACAACGTTTCGCCTGTTTCGATCTTGCCACCGGGCAGGCCCCAGGCACCTGGATGCTTGACATCGTTGCGTAGCAAATAGAGATAACGTTTGGTGTCTCGACTACGGAACCACACACCCACTGCCTTCAAAGCACTAGACTCCATGTGCCTCCAACGTAGACACCTTGGTAACTCTTGACCCACTCTGCTCCAGTCCACTCGTATTGCACACCGGTGGTGATGTTGGTAATATATTGAACAGTTGCCGCTTGAGCCACACTGTTAAAAACAATTCGCCAATAAGTGCCAGTCCACTCAATAACATCGTTGGCACTTGCTATTAATTGTTGCCCCACAGCACCTTGCCATGCTTCAGGGGGATAGGTATTAATTGTTGCGCCAGTGGCATCAGTCAACAAATAACGTTGACCCACAGCCGGTGCAGGCAATCCATAACCAGGCCCTGAGATTAAGGGATCAATAATGGCAGTGATGGGTGCCAGAGTGTTTTGTGGTGCTGTGTCTTGATCAATGTTGTAAATCAACAGTCGATCATCATTGGGATTGATCACAATAGTGCCCACAATTGTGGTGCCATCCTCTTGATCCAGGCGTATTTGACTGATACCTGGACGTAGCACACCGTACGCATTGATCACAGCCGGCCACAACAGGCTACTGCCTGCCACAATTGCTGTGGGAGTCAAATCATCATTAGCGCCATTTGGCACAATAGTACGGCCCTGTAAACATTGTATTTGGTTGCCAATTACCACAATTTCATAGTTCCAAGGAGTAACAATGACTCTAGTGCCCAACAACAAGTCATTATCAACAACTGCATTGTTTAGGTCACCTTGAGCATCATACATGCTCATGATCACCCGTTCGACCACGCCCAGTTTCTTGACCTTGGCTGGACTTGAAATCCAAATTGGCAAACTAAATTTGATAGTGGCCATATCTATGGGATTTTCTGTACCAATTGGTACAGTTCTTGAAGTCCATGTCACTGACTCTAGATCAACCACACTCAAACTGGTCCAGTCAATAAAATTGTCTGTGCTCTGCACTTCTAAACTGGGGTTAAACAATGTTAGTATCTGTTCCAACAATTGCATTTTTTGATTGGTGTTTGAAGTCCAGATGTCCAACGTAATGCCCAGTTTGTAAGGCACAGGCATCAGGCGTTCTACTGTGAATGCATTGCCTTGGGTGGTTTCAAATGAATCAGTTTCAGTATCATAAGTGCGTTGACGCACATTGAGTTTACTCACATGGTACGGCTCTTGCATTCTAGGACGATCATAGTCCAGACTCGACACATAAAAAGTCATCAAGGGACTTGCTGGCATTGAGTTGCGTGAGTTCTCTTGAATGATAACTTGAGCATTGCGACTGGCGTCACCATAACGAACAGGCACACGTATCAAGGCAGCGTTGTTTACACCATCTGTTTCGTTGCCATACTCAATTTGAAAGTTGCTGATGATCCGGGTAAACTGTAGTAGGAAACGTCGGATTTGCGCATCGTAAAAAAATTGTTGCATTGTTTAACTCGATTTCTGGCCCGGTTGTGTGTCAGGTGGCAGTTTGGGATCCAGGAAACCTTTCTGGTCCCCGTTGTCTGCACGTGGTTTCAGTATTTGGCTGAGACTCTGACGCTGTGGAATGTTACCAAGATCTGTTGTGGGCGTAGTGTATGTATTGTTGACAAAGCCCGACCGTAAAGTATCATTGGTGGGTCCGTTGTTGAGATTGGTACGCACTTTGTCCTCGATTTTGATCCAACGTTTGCTGTCATAGCGGAACAAACGATTGGGGAAGTAGTCCACTCGCAAACAGTAGTCGCCTGCAACTGCGCCCAATGGGAACTGTACACCACTTGTGACTGGCAATCCGTTTGGTGGCACACCATCGCCGGTCAAGTAACCCACAGTATAGCCATCTGCTTTGGGCGTGACATTCATGCCACCTTGTGTGCCGTCTACTGTGTCTCCATTGATTGTGGTCAGTGATGTAGGATTGGCCGGCTGCCCGTCATCCACAGTGGCCACAACATAGAGAGGCTTGACATCGTAACCCGATAATGGAACCTCCACATCTGCTTGTGTGAGAATAGCATCGTTGATTTGATTGTCTTTGGGACGAGTACTGAACACATCGCTTTGTGTGGGCGGAGTATACAATTCCCAGTAGTCAGTGTTCGTAATATCTGTGCCAGCCGGAGTGTTTTGTCGGGCACGATAGTATACATCACCGTAGTTGGTAACCCATCCTGTGGGATAGAAGTTGCCTGGATCCCAGATGTTCTCAGACACAACTGGCCGCTTGAGCACATCCTTAAACTCTTGATTGTTGGTCATTGGCGTGGCTTTCACACGCCAGGTGTGTGGCAACCAAGTTTGGCTCATGCCTTCTGTGGCATAGTCAGCATCTTGTACCACATAGTAACGAGGCAAGGGCTGTGGAATTGCCTGATTCAAGGGATAGTAGTCTTTTAAGTTGGGCACTTCCAGCACATCACCGTTCATGATCTTGCGTCCCAGACTGTCAATCATGTCATTGAAGTGGAAGGTAATAAACAAGGTATCGTTGTTTAGGAATAGTCCAAACTGTGTCAAGTCAAAGTCAATGTCCTGGTGATTGTAAACACCACGCATGCAATACACATCCGGATCATATATTCTATCACGGTTTTCTAACAACAACAGATCCTGAATGTTTAAGGGATCCAAGGTGTCATATGTGGGTTGGGTAGCGTCGCCGTTGCCCGAAAACGCTGAATCCTCACCACCAGTTTGCGGTCCCATGTATCGGTGCAGGAAAATGTCGAGGCCACCAGTGGTGTACATCTCCGAAATGGTACGATCCAAAAATTGATAATCACGGGTTCTATTAGGGCGGTAAAGGCTTAGGCGCGGAATTTTAATTCTCCTTGGCTAATTTTTTAGCAAGTTTATTTTTTTGCAAAGTAGCAGTCCGTTGGGCTATTTCTTCTGTTGACATTTTGTAACCAAATCGTCCATTTTTGCTACCAACACATTTTCGTTTTTCTATGTGCTCCGGTGTCTGCACTCTACCCGACATTGATTCACTTTGCTTGGCACGAGATTCTAATGATCTAACAAATCCTTTGTGCGATTGGCTTAACTTAGCCAGATGCTCTGTACTTTTCTTTTTACCATAATGTGGACTAAGTCCGTCACGTTTACCATACATAGGATTATTTTTACCAGAAAATTTTTCGCTCTTAATTTTAGCACCGATAGATTTAATATTCTCAAATACTCTACTCGAAACCTTGTGCCTTTCCTGATTCGAATTCTCTCGATATAACATACAACTAAACGCATTCCACATTTGATATTTCTGTTTTGTTTCTACAACCATCTTGGTAAGCAACCAATGGCAAACAAAATGCTCGCGGGCAGTAAGCCTAACCAGATTGTCTATGCTATTGTTTCCTCCGAGGCTTTGGGGAACAATATGATGTTTCTCTGTATAAAC